TCTCCTTGTGAAACTAAATATTAAACTTGTGTTGGAAATAAATACATAGGTGTTTACCCCTATTGCTAAAATTCAAACTCCTTTAATTGATAGCGGCCATTATCACCACGCCACCAGCCATGGACAATGACACGCCACCCTGACCGCAACATCTCAGGTAACGCTTCACATTCTTCAATCTTCTTGATTCGGCTACTCATATTGCTTTTGCTAGTGACTTGAACTGCAAGCGTTTCATTGTTGCCAATTGCCAAAATGTCTATTACTCCAAACAAATCCTTTTTTCGTTTAGTAAAGTGATTAAAAGACTCCACGTTAGCTGTCTGATAGCCGAGTTTGCGTAGGTGTGTGACTGTGCGCTGGCTTGGCGTCATTTCTTAAGCAACGATGTAAGCATAAAGTTAATCTGAGCCGAAACGCTCCTACATTCTTTGTCAGCCAACTGTTTAATTGCGGCTCGCATCTCTGGTGTCATGCGTATATTTACGAATACTGTTTTCATGTTTCTTCCTCATCAAAGTTAAAATTGTAATAAACAGGTGTTTTTTTACCCATGTATGAACCAGCTATGTTGTATTCAAAATACTCTACTGCACAGTCATATGTCATATTTTGTTTGTCTATTAACATTTGTATAATTTTTTCTGTGCTATATAAAGCAACTAACTCATTTTCACGATAAGTTACTCCAATGACTGCTTCATCAAAACCGTCAGCTAATAAAATATTTTTATCTAACTTTTCAATATGCAAAATTATATTTTGTTTTCTCATGCTTCCTCCTGATAATTGTGGTCATTGGTTACGTCTGTTACAAAAATATCGTCAGGCTCGTGGGTGTCTATCACATCCCAGTCTGTAGACGCCAGAGCGTTGTCAAAGGCATCATCTTCATCTAAACCACAGACCATAATTTCAACGGTCTGTAAGCGTTTTGCTCTTACTATGTATCTATTCATTATTTTTCTCTTTTAGTTTGGCTATAACTTTACGAAAATCATCTAGGTACACTTCATCAATCGGACTGCCAACAACTTGTGCTATTTCCTCATCCGTCAGTCCTACCCATTCACGCATAGGCTCGCTACATGCTAGTGCTTGGCGCAGAGGTTCTTGTGCGTCACATGCGGCGTTATATGCTTCATTTTCAATATGACCGTAATTTCCTTCACTATCTAGAAACGCTTGGTCTACTTTTACCAAAGCCTCCAACGCCATCTCTGCAGCCTGTCGTAAGTCAGTCATAATTCCACCTCTGATTCTGCAAAAGCTATTGCTGTACCCAAGCCATCAAACCTACCCTCTTCATAGTCATTGGTTTGGTCTTGTCGTGAGCGTAGAACTTTAAGGTTAGTGACAATGCGTTTGTTCTCCAATTTGTGACCTGCATTCCAACCTGTGCGGAAAATGCGATACTCAGGGCCTTTAATTGTAAGGTTGAACTCACCGTAAATTTCTAAAAACTTCTTTTCTATCTCGTTCATGTGTTTCTCCTTGGTGGGGGACTAGCCCCCGTTTGTGTTTAGTTAAGGTCGGAGATTCTTGCATTAGCGGTGCTGTACGCCCACGCAACCGCAGATTTTTGTGAGGTAAAGGACTTGCTACGTTGGCGAACACCAAAGTCCAACCACTCGTTTTTGACTAAGCGAGCGTTTTGCACATATGCACGAAAGTCTGTACCGTTATCAGTAAAGCGTACTGTGAAACCTACGAGGCGGTTTTTATAGTCTAACTTATCAGAAGGAAAATGTACTTCTGTAAGTTCGCTGTATTTTTGATTTGTCATTTTGTTTCTCCTTGGTTGTTGGTGTTAATCACCATGTACACATTATTACACATAAATTGATTCTTGTGTAAAAAATAACAAATATTTTTATAGGTACTTTCCCTAATATGGAACTAATCATATTTATGGTTTATAATTACGTTATCCCTTGGCAGGGGTATTAAACAGTAAGGTCTCACATGAATTTGCAGTAGGTTACTGTACCTATCTCGCCAGACCCTAAAGCAGGGTTGCAAATTCAGGTGAAGCCTTTTTTATTGAGGTTTACAATGATTTTATATAACCAATTAAGCTTTCACACTACGATTGAGGTTGGCAAAAAAAGGCACATAGTTATTGAACAATGGCGCAATATTCACGAAGATGAACGTTTACGTGTTCATCAATATACTGATTGTGAGTATAATGGTGACAATAAAATATTTCTAACTATTGAACAAGCAGAGTTATTTCTTCAATCATTGCCTACATTTATAGAAAAAGCCAAATTAGCTAAAAAACCTACAAGTAGAAAAATAAAGGTTCAAGATAAAACATAATATGTGTGTGCCTATATTTATAGGTATTTTTTTCTAGTATTGAAGATAGCGGTTTTATGCTTTATAATTACTTTATCCCTTGGCAGGGGTATTAAACAGTAAGGTCTCACATGAATTTGCAGTAGGTTACTGTGCCTACCCTGCCAGACTCTTTAAAAAAGAGTTGCAAATTCAGCTGAGACCTTTTTTTATTGAGGTTAACAATGCACTACTATCAATTTTACATAGCCGACTATCGCAAAGATACGTCACATTTAACCAGGCTTGAACACAGTATTTACCGTGATTTAATCGACTGGTATTACTTAGATGAATCACCAATATCTAAAGATATGGCTTTTATTTCACGCAGATTGAAGCTGTCTACAAAGTCTGAAATAGAAGCGTTCCACAATGTCATACAAGACTTTTTTACCGAAGATGACAATGGCTACCGTCACAAAAAAATAGATGAAGAAATTTGCGAATATCACAAAAAATGTGAGGTGAATTCAGCAAACGGAAAAAAAGGTGGTCGCCCTAAGGGAAAAATAACCCAAACGGTTAGCGAACGGTTAGCGAACGCTATGCCAACGGATAGCGAAACAGAACCCAATCAAAAGGCAATCAGTAATCAGTATTCAGTAATCAGTAAACATGAAACAGTAAACAATAAAACTACTAAAAACATATATAGCCCAGAGTTTGAAGAATTTTGGATTGACTATCCTAAACGTGAAGGTAAGTCAGCGGCATTTAAAGAATGGAAACGCATAGCACCTGATAAAGAGTTGCAAGACAAGATTACTGAGGGATTGCTTGAGTACAGGAAAAGTCGCAAGGTCAAAGAGGGTTTTATTAAAGACTGCGTAAATTGGTTGAAGGGCAAGCACTGGGAAGATGAAATACTTAACGTTCAGCCTATACAACGAACAAACGAATCTACACAATTAACATTTGCAGAACGGGACGCAATAAATAGGCGCAAGAAATGGGAAGAAATGACTGGTCAGCAATGGACTGATGACCATCAAACAATTGACCATTCGCCAATATTTTTAGGGATAGAACAATGAGCCTACCAACCCAAGCAATTGACCGCCTATTTCAACGACTCTCAGCCACTTATGGCGCACATTGGACACGACAATGGGCAGACGTACCTATGACTGACATTAAGACTGTATGGGCGCATGAGTTGGATATGTTTGCAGACAACTTAAAAGCTATCGGGTGGGCATTAGAGAATCTACCCGACTATTGCCCTAACCTTATGCAATTTAAAACGCTTTGCAAGCAATCACCTAGACCTGATTACAAACATTTAGAATCACCAAAAGCACCGCTTGACATTGTTGATAGCGAAGTTTTAAAGATGGTACAGGCGCTTGTAGAGCCTAAAAAGGATAAGGACTATAAGGATTGGGCTAGAAGTTTAAAGAAGCGTGACGATGCGGGTGAGGTCTTGAGTCCGCATCAGTTATGGTCTTACAAGACTGCATTGGAACTTATAACGAAATGATTAAGACTGCCGAAAATATCATTAGGCATAGAAAGACAGCTTCAACACTTAACAACTTTGCTAACCTGCAATATGGTAATGTCTACCCTACTGACATTGATGCGTTTATGGAGTTTGGCGGTAAAGTCTTTATTTTAATTGAGGGTAAGCAAGAAGGTGTTGAATGTAAGGGTGGTCAACGGTACGCATTAGAAAGGCTATGCGACAAGTGTGATGACGGTGTTAGTAAGTCATTACTTATTGTGTGTGAAAACAGATATGCAAACAACGAAGTAGATTTAGGGCAATCAATCGTGCGGGAATACAGGTATAAGCGTATCTGGTATAAATCACAAGTAAAGGAAACTGTACGCAATATGATTGACAGGTTCTTAAAGCATTGCAACCTGTGATAAAATTAACTATCTCCTTGCAGTTCTTTGCCTCACGCAGTACGTGGGGTTTTTTTTGAGATACATTATGCCAACAGTACTCACTAACCCTAAATGCTCAACATTAGGATGCGTTAACACTAAAGCTAAATACAGTACGCTTTGTGTTGAGCATGGTGGGCGAGACGTGTTTGATTACAAACGGTACAACAACGGTAAGCGTAAACAAAGCACAGCTAAGTACAACACAAGCCAATGGCACACACTTAGGCAGATACAACTGAGCCAATACCCATTGTGTGCAAGCTGTAGCACTATAGGCATAGTAACGGCAGCCAAGCACGTTGACCACATATTCCCTTGGCAACAGATAGGTGAGCAAGCATTCACCAATAACCTTTACCAAAGCCTCTGTGGGGGCTGTCACAGCGTTAAAACACAACTAGAGCAGTCAGGTGTATACAGACGCTATGGAACGCCTACAATCGACTATACGCAAGCCGACTACAAAAAGGCTATGGCAGATGCACACCGATAGCTAGAAACTTAA